CATATGGCCTATCAACGCTTGGCACTACCGGGGTGTTCAGGCTATTCAAATATGCCGGTGTGGTAGAAATTTCTCTTTTTAGCTGGACTCTTGGTGGAAGACTTAAAAATCCAGAACCCTCGAAATATTGTGAAGTCTGGTAAATAGAATCAATTGCTGCGCTGGAGAGAGAGGTGCTCCAAATTCCAAGATCATATATGCTCATAGAGGAATTTTGGCTGTAATCACTGACTGTGTCTTGGTCTCCCTTACCTCGAGCTATTAAAATATCTCCATGGGCTTCGTTGGCATGCCAATTTCCTGTAATTTCCCACGGATTGGTGCCATCGCCTCCATTCACATCGGCACTAGGAAACGTAACTTTCAAACCGTTAATATAGAAAGAAACAACGTCTCTTATATCTTTATCGCCATACCAAGTGTTAAGACTCTGTTCAATAACCATGGCAAAATGGAACCAATCGCCATTTCGATAAGGACCACGTAGCAGTTCATCAAAATTGGGAAATTTAAACTCAACATCGTATGGAGTGAAACTCGGTGTTTGCTCACCTTGCCAGTACCATACCAGTCTATTCCCATAAGCTCCAACCGCACTATATTCAAGCCGCATCTCCCCATTAGCGGTCCAGGCTCCGCTAGCAGATCCAGCAAGAACTTTGTTAAAGAGAACGTTTGTTACGGTCGGCCAGCCAACTCGCATATTTTCTAGTGATATCCACATGGCAATAGTGGCTTGTCTGCCATTATTCCGATAAGCACCATAATCAGTTCCGCCCCAAGGAATTCTATAATACGAAGTAGAAGTAGGATTAGCAACCAATGCACTACTATATTTTACTAATTTATTGTATGGAGTATTTCGAAGTGAAGTGACATTATTTCCTTCAGCTTTTCGGCCACCAGGAAGTGCTAAATTTTCTAGCTCTGGATTAATCGAATCATCATCTGCAGAATAAAATTTGAAATAATGAGCTAATTTTTCATGTTCGCCATAATCTCCAAAAGGTCTGCGATAATCATACGGGATTTTAAGCCTATAATCTTTTTTCATTTTAATAGCCCCCCGAACGCTAGGGAATCAGTTCCAATCACACAGTTTTCATATGTGTAACCGCAAGACTTTATTTTTGTAGATGCCGTTGGGCGACCGTGCAGAGATCCTGAAACTGGACCATAAATAAAGTAATTCTGCAATTGTAGATCCGCTACGTCTGCAAAAACAATTTCATTTATAGTTTTTTCTACGAACGGAAGTATCCTTATGTCATCGTTGTTAGTATAAGTAGAATCTGGGACAACCTGTGCAAATCCTTCATAAATTCTCCAATCTACTACATAAGCAAATGGATAATTTTTGCTAGAATCTTGAACTTCATAATATTCAGTCATTAAGTTAAATCTATTATATAACTCTTCAGCGTATGAACCTCCTATGCCAGCGCGTATGGTGTGTGGCTCAGGATCTAAGTTATCCCCCACGAAGGTACTGCTCATTCCCACGAATGTTCTAATAGTAAGAGGCTCAATTACCCCATTATAATCGAGGATGTCTATGGCTGCTGGGTCTTCTAAGACTACTGGCCAGCTCATTGTGCCACTGTTAGTGAGATATTCTACTGGGTTAAAATAATTTTTATCTCTGTACGGTGAGCTACTTAGAGGATCGACATCAGTTAATCCTAAAGTAGCTCCCACCATATCATAGGAAAATCTAGTTTCTATTACCCCTTGATTGGGGCCGAGATTGGCGTTACAGCTTTCGCCAGAAATATTAATTTTACCAATTACGCTGTCGTCAAAAAAGCTTGAATCTGAAATATTGCGGGACCAGTAGCCGGTTCCTCCTGAAAATGATTGTACTGTGCCAGCGCCTGCAACCAACCAATCTGCGTATGTTCCTGCGATAGAAGTATTTCCAGTCTTTCCAGTTTTAATTTGTGTCAGAATTAAAGTGCCGTCTCCTACGTCTGAGACAGATATTTTTCCATATAAGCTAGAAGCATTGACGCATGCGGCTAGAGAAGTAGCGGCTACAGCAGCCGTAGAATTACTTGTAAAAGTGCCTGTAGCTAGAACTTCTGCGTTTCCGGCAATGAAGGTGACGCTTGTATAGTCTGCAGCCGTAATTACTAGGGTGCGAGTAAAATCTGCATTAGAGCCTATCGCAATTATTTTAGCTGTGGCTGCTGCAGATGTGACAGATCTATGCCAGCGATTATCTTCTCCTCGGCCAAGCAAAGGAAGAGTGCGCTGCGCGAACCAGTTATTTTTAACGGAATGACCTTGCGTATACTGAATAGAAGAACTCAGCGCTGGATAAACTGCGCCTTGTTTTTGCCAAAAATCGGGATCGTATGCCATTAAAACCTCGTCAGAAGGCCGCTTAATACTGCTATAAGCAACTCATCGTTAATATTTCTTCTATCTGCTGCTGGCAAATAGATGTTGTTGTTCATGTTTCTAAACTTCGGCCTTTCTAGAAAGTGAGACTCAATTACAAAATTTATTCCCATATATTTAGTAGTTCTTGGAACTAATCGCTCTATTATGACCGAAAGAGAATCATCGAACCACTTATAAAAAAGAAACAAATTACTAAAGTTAATCTTATTTGTTAGCCGCTGAAAATAAACTTCTCTTAAATTACGAAGGGCTGGATAATCTGAAGCAAATTGTAGTTCTGGATTTCCAATAGCGCTATCCATCCAATCAAGACTGGCTAAAATATTCATAATGTCTTCATTCAGAGCTTGAACTGCTGAAATTTCTATGCTAAATCTAGAATCATCTAGAGTTGGCTGGCCAGGCTCAATTCGCCTTATTGGCGATTTCAAAGCATTAAATTCGTGAATGTTAATATCCTGCTGAAATCCTCGGATTCTTATTTTATTTTCAGCACTTCTTTCATCAAAGCTGGGATCTAAAATTGAATATCTGAAAAGTGCCGGATAAATTATTCGGCTAGAATTTTCAAATCCGCTTCCAGTAAGTTGAAAGTTGTTTTGTGAAAAATCAAAGACATGGAGCTCACCAGAAGAATTAGATTCAGTAACTTGCTGATCAGTGCTAGCGTCAACTCTTAAGCGTTCCCAAGATCCTGATGCTGCCGTCACAAAGTTAAAATTAATTTGTGGATCTTCGACGCCCAGACTCTTGAAGTTTCTTGTGTGTTCTTTTGTTTCTTTTTCTGTTAGGGCTTTTGACCAAAATCTAATTGCTGCAACTTTAGCTTGTAAGCTTGTCGACCTGGCATTATTATCGGTTACGATTGTAGAAGAATTTAAAAATTTATTTCCAGAAGTTACTATCGCGGTATCTCCTGATTTTGTTCCCATTTCAAAATAGGATCCAGAACTATTAAAATCTTCAGTTAATTGAGATAGAGTATCGTATTCATTCGGTCCCAAGTTTATTATGGAAGACGTTTGGTGATACTGGGTTATCTCACCGTTGGAAGCTTTAGCTGCTCTAACAAAATAAGAAGCTGTCGTAAAAGAACCGGTAGCAGAGCCAATATTTCTTCCAAAAGAAATATGCCATCGATCTTTATCAAAAATATTAACGCCCGTAAGAAGCAATTCCATAACCGGAGCATCGTCTGCCGATCCGGGCCTGCAGAATAGTTTGAGTGATCCTGTCTGATAATTAAGTGTTCCCGTACCATACGCAACCAAATTTGAGACTAATCCACCGGGAGATTCTGCGGCCCAATTAGCGCCAGTTATCCAGAATCTAGCTAGACTCTGAGTTAATGGTTCAATATTGCCTAAGTCTAAATCCCACTGATACAGACTCTCGAATGTCCAAGATCCACTTGTCAACAAACCATCGCTTGGCCGGGGATTAACAGAATCTGAAGCATAAGGAAAGCCCGGAGATTTTCTAGATGAGCTTAAATATGGAGAAATAAGCTTGGCGGTGGACGCAGTCATAAATAGTAAAGAAGCTGTTTCGGAACGATTTCTTCTAGCGTCTGAAGTTGTGATAGTGCGAGATCCGCCGAACTCTCTAAACCTAAACATAGTATCTGGATTAATACCCGCAGCTCGCATAACTGATTTGATCGCGGATATTGTACCTTTAGACCTTATAATAGAATTAAGATTAACCATAATTCGACGCCAAATCTCAGTTTGAACTTGCAAAAGACTTTGAGAAGATATTCCAGGGTCTACGCCTAAATTTTCTCCCAGTAAATATTGACCGTATGTCGCATTAGAAAAATTATTTGGAAGAACAAATCCATAATACTTGGCTAAAAATGGAAGTAACCAATCAGAAATAGTCCCAGTATCATCATAGTCTACTTTCAATAAATTTCCAAACTGATCTATAAAGAGTTTTATTTCGTCAAAAAATTTAGCCCAAGTAAATAACAAAGAAGCAATAATTTGGGGCTGGCCAATTTTTCCTCCTCCTGGAAAATCGATGGAGTAACTATAATCTGCTCCTGTGTCTGCAAAACTATCCGAAAATCCTTCTACTAAATTAGACTCTAAAAGATAGTGCTCCGGAATTAGACGAGTAATGAGATTTGGGTTATTATTATCGTATTGAGATGCTGATGCTAGAAGATCTTGATTCAGCGAAACCACGTATGAATTCCCTGGAAAGAGAACTGGATTAACTGCTGCTCTTTCAAGAGAAAGCGGCGGAGTTCCCATCCTATAATCCCTAGAAGAAGAATTAAAGTTCTTAATTTCTGAATGAAGAGAATTTCCTGAGCTATCTAAAACTACTCCATTATTAACATAAGAACCCGAAGCTTCATTAAATCTATAATAAAGCCTCAACGCTTTGCTTGGAGCGGCGTTTGTTAAATAATCAGCTCTTATATCTCTCGGAGTTCTGCCTCCATGATAACACCTAAAGTCATCTATAGAAGCGCTTAAAGTAACCATCGGTTCGATATTACCAGAATCTAATGATCCTAAAGATTGAGCTGATCCAGATCCTAACGATAAGTTGCTAGAGGAAAAATCTAGGATGCCAAACGTCGCAGTGTTAGAAGAAGTCGCTATTAAACTTCCAGATTTATAAATCTTTAGAGTAGAAAGTCCTGAAGCTTCCCTATCAAAAAGAGTGGTTAGGTGGAGGAACTCATCTTTGGGCACAAGACAGCTAGCCGACATTACGCTAGACCCGCTAGAGGCTATAAACCTCAAGTCGGCGTGAGTAGAGCTTGATGCAGACACATAAAGCGAAATGCCTTGATTAGAATCAAGCGCTAATTTTTGATATACCGTCTGGACATCTCCTTCTTCTGGGGGGAAATTAATAAAAAATTGAAAAGAAATAGATTTTGTGCCTGGATTTAATATGTTGGCTCCAGAAGTATCCTTAGAAAGAGAAGGATATAAAGAACCAGCTACATCATTTACGCCAATCCAAGTTCCTAGTTCAGGTGCAAAAAGATTTTCTGGGTCTTCACTTTTTTGAGTTCCAGAAAAAAGCAAATAACCAAGCTGCTTAGGAAATCTGTCAAAAATATATTTTTCATATCCACTAAGAGTATCTAAGAAAGTTTGAACTTCATCATTAGTTCCATCGAAAGGATAGAAATTGATGATGGAATCAAAAGCAACATTTACTTTAGATTCGGCTGAATTAAAAAATGTGTGATTTTCAAATTTTGACCAATCTAGTGGAATCTGCTGGGTGGATTTAAGTGGGCCGCCTGGGTCGTCAAACAAGTAAGAATTACTTCCGGTAATATTAGAACCAGAATAATTTTCTAAATTTGCGTCTATTACTGCGCCAGATCCTTCAAGAGCTTTTTGAATGATGGCGGGTGAGAACAAATTTCCATTTGAAAAAGTGTTACCCATTAAATTACCTTAAACTTGCCACTTGCCTCATTATAAACTCGAGTTTCTGCATAATCTTTAACTAACAAGTCAAAATAATATACATACCCCTTTGGCAAGCTGGACATTTTAAAGTAAAAGGAAAGACCACTGCCATCTGCAGAAAGTTTGGTAGATTCTCTTACTGAATCGAATGGAACCATAATTGTTCCAGTAGAAGCTTCTTTTATTCTATAATAAACTTTGCTCAAGCTGATACTCTCTTTAGAATATGGAATCTTATATACTTTTTCATCTTCAGAAAAATCTTCAACAAACACGCTGAGAAATACATCGTCGTCTTGAGAATATTGAGTCTCTAAATTAGTGAAGCGGAAGAGAAGATCCGACGGCTGTCTTTTGAAAGCTGTTTTTCTAGATGGAAAAATTTCTAGTGAACCCGTATGATAACCAACGGACTCATCAGTAGAAATCCAATATGCGTCAAAAGTAATAGAGCCACTCTTATTTATTAAATCTACAAAAGTTTCATTAGACGAATTCACAGTTGTTGCATCAAAAGTAGACATCGCAAAAGAAGCAGAATACAGGCCCGTAGTTGCTGTGGAATCCGTACCAGCTTTGTGCTGAGAACCCGTTATGAATTTTTTATAATTTTGAATCTGGAGTTGCAATATTATGGAATTATCTCCAGATATTGCCGATCCTGCAGTTCCTGAAATTAAATTTGTAGGAACTCCTCTTACATAATTCCTTAAAAATAGAGATCCGCTAGAGTCGAATACAAAATCTTGATTATTATCTTCAATGCTATCATCCCACATTAGGTGGAGCTGCGGAACTTTGAGCGGATTAGATGAGTGGCGAGATGCAAATCTTTTAACAAATCTAGTTTTGTTATCAGTATCATTTGAGCCTGAAAAAGATAAACGCAGACCGTAGTCTGGAAGTTGGCCGGCAATTGCAGCGCTGACATAAGTGGTGATATTAATATCTAAATCTTCATTTCCTTTCTTAAAATACTGCGATGAACCAAAATCAATATAAGAAGAAAGGCCGGGACTCGATGATGTACCTGAAGAAATATAATCTATATCTGTATCACCAAGCAATCCACCTCTATTTGCACCAGATAGATTCCACGCACTGACTGTGCTATTAGTTACTGATGCTGTTATAAAGTTGGCAACATCTAAATCTCCAAAAGATGCGACATCGCGACCGATTCCTTCTGAAAATGATTTAGATAAAGGATAAGCGATAAGATAAAAATAAGAAGGAGTTGCTTGACCTCCCATTATATCAAACAATTTAAGTCTGGCATGAAACCTAGAAGAATTAAGATCTAAGCTTGAGCCCGTGAGGGTCTTTACTTGATCCCAATCGAACTTAAGAAGGGCTCGAGAAATCTCAGATACTGATCCTGTCATCCTCGTAGAGCCCGAAATCCAAGTAGATTCATCAAACAATTTAAAAATGTCAATTGTTCCTGCATAACCGACGTTAGCATCCATTGCGCGATAATCATTATCTATGACTTTATCCGTAATATAGGTGTCTGCGCTGGCTGTTAAAATTAAATACATTTGTTACTCCGCAGTTCCGGTAATATCAGTGTCTGGATATTTGAGTTCAAATATAGAGCCAGGAGGACCGACAATCATTCCCTTGTAAAGATTTGCTGTCATATCGAAATCATAATCAGAGTATGTTTTATCTCCAACTACTCCATACGCATTATTAAATTCTAAAGATATTAAAGAAAGAACACCCGCAGCATTAATTATTGCATTAATAATATCTGCTTCAACTATAGGCTGGTCGATTTGAAAGTATTTTATATCACTAACACTTTTGATCGCGCTTATAACTGCTGCAAGGACAGTGCTCTTGTTAGATGTTGGGGTAACGACAATGCTAAAATTAATTTTGTAGTTGACCACAGAAGCGTCTAAAACGTCTACTGCGTCTGAGATTAACCTGAACTCATTTAAATAAAGTCTTAGATTCTTTTTAAGAGCGTCTGGAGGAATTACTAAATTCAGGTTTTTGTCTCTGCAAATAAGATACAGTTCGGTAGAAAGTGGATTTTCTTCATTCTTTCTTAAACCAGCTCGATAGACCCTGCCAAAAATAGCTGGCAGCGTGTATATTCTTGCCAGAAGATCTTGCTGGGTAACTATTCTTGATTGCTGGTTTCTAGCAGGACTGATAAGACTGCGAAGCTCCTCTATTGTCAGGGCTGCTGCGCCGCCAGAAGCACTCGCCGCATTTTTAACATCAAAAGATTTGATAACTGCGTTTTGAACGTCGGAAGAAGGTGATTGCGGGAACATAAGCTGCAAAGATGTAGTTGTTCTAATAGATTCTGCAGCAACATTGTGGCTGACTCCACCTCCGAAGCGATATTCTACAGAGATTGTCGTATTAACAGGAGATATTCCAAGCGTGCTTGTCTTTAAAAGCGAATTAGGATCAATAGAAAAACGTGAAAACGTCTTTTTTCCATAGAGCGGTAGAGCTAAATCACTGGGATCTGCAATTATGTCATCATCTGTGGTGGTAGCATCTCCCGATCCAAATTGAATGGTAGACAATCGCGTGGTGAAATTTACTGCTGTTATATAACGATAGGGAGCTGCGATAATTGCTAAATTATCAGATACATCATCCCTATCTTCATCTAAATTCTGGACTCTGGTAAACACAGTGTCTTGTGTCAGAGATTCTACTTCATAATATTCATTTCCAGATGTATCTCGAACATTTATAATTTGAGTCACGTCGGGGCGCGTTAACGTTATTGTCCTAAATGGCACTAAAACACCGCCAAGATTATAGCTGTCTTTTCGTATTGTTCCTGAGACACACTCTAAATTTCGAGTAAGAATATAATGAGTAGGATTTCCATCGCTATCTGTGGTAGAAATTGTATATGCGGCTTGAAGAACATCATCTACGTTTCTTTCAGAAAAATCCAAATCTTCAGTTAAAGTAAAAGTTACGCCCGTAGAAGACAATAGTACGGTCCCTGTTTTTACTATAGGAAATGCAGTTTCGTCTGGAAAGTAAGTTAAATCGGAAAGAATGGTAGCTGGAACTTCTATATAAAAAGTAATATTTGCCACAGCCGGAGCAGCACCTACAACTTTTACCCCCACGTTCTTTGCGTGATTTTGAATGTTTCGAACTTCTGTAGCAGTCGCTGGATTTAATTCATTAAACTGGTGATCAAGGTAAAAAGACATTGTATCGCCAACGAAAGCAGCCAACTCTACAAACATTCCTCCCAAGCCAGCTTCAGAAAAATCTGTAATTTGATCTGAAAAGTAATTTCTTGCATAAGTTGTAAGGTCTGTACGAAAAGAACTAAAATCTTTCGCCAAGTAACTTTTGCCATTTGTCTTGCTTACATTATTAGATGCCATTGATTTATCCCGCTGTGTATAATATTACTTCCATTTGTTGGGTTGCGCTGGCTGCCAGCGGAATCGAATATGTTATGCGAAGCCCGATCATAGATATTCCCCCAGGTTGAGTCTCATCATTTGCTATCACAGGTTCAAATGTGCTGAGATTTAGATATGGCATGTATTTTGCCGCAGCAACTTTAATTCTTCTGATGGCTTCATTATCAAATTGCTCAGTGCCGAGCTCCATTGTGAGCTCATGTAGATTAGCTCCGTAGTCATAGAGCCCAAGACGATCACCGTGATTAGTAAGAATCAGATTTTTGAAGTTGTCTTTTATCTGCGCAGTGAGATCATAGTTCATCACGAACAAACCACCTTCTGCCGTAGCTAGTTCCATGGGGGTCTTTATTCCAACAGGTACAGGAGTAGTTTCACCCAGTCTTCGATTTTCTCGGTAGCTTTCTAAAGACTCACCAACCGACTGGAAATCGTACACTTTATAATTTTGATTTTGCTCGGCCATACAAGTAACCCTTTTGCCATAATTAATTATCTATCTTAGCATTTTCTCATTAAGATTTATTATCCTTATGAAAGTGCAGATACATGAGCAGAGGGACCGATAAAAGCTCCCTTTAAATATGCGCCGGTAAAAGTTGATCCTGTGGTCACATCATCAATACGGTCTGCGAGATCTTGAGCTATGTCAGATTTGCTCCCTCCCTCTTCACCAGCTTCAGAAGAAAGCCCAACTTCCCACGCTGCAGCAAAATCAACTGTACCACCCGGCACCGTCGCGCCCGTGGACATGTAACCATCATTTGTTTGCCACAAAGAACCAATAGCAAGAATAACCGCAGAATAAGCTGCTCCGGCGGCAGCCCATTGTCTCTCAGTTTCCGAAGCCTCGCTAGCGTTGCAAGAAGCCAATATCGCCGATTCTAATGCGGACGCTTGAGTGTCAGGCGTAATTATTGGAGTAGAATCGCCAGATGAAAAAGAAGGGTCCGTATACGGAGCCGCAGGACTCACGCCTGGTGCTGGAGGATAATCTATCACCACATCGTTAAGATATGTTATGATTGCGTCAGTCAAATCTGCTGCAAAATCTTCCATGCTGTCTAGCTCACTATCAAGCACAGCTTCAATACCATCTTTCAAACCGGACGCATCTAGACCCATTACAAAAGTTTCCCCAATTTGCTTAACATTAAATTTAAATCGGTGATATTATCACCCGTATTAGAAAAACCGCCGATGGCAGTCGCCTCAGCACCGCCGGCGCGGGGAGAAGTTGGGCCGGCACCAGAAGGGTGAATGTGATTATCTAGCACATCTATAATTGCCGACAAGATCCCTAATAATTGATTTCCTAATACCATGGGCTCTTCAGCATTAAGACCCAAGACCACCTGTCTTCCTTCGCCTTCGGTTTCGGCTGAGTCTCCTGAACCTATGGTTATCTTTGGTCCATCGATCATGATCTCTCCACCAGAACCTATCATAATAATTCCTCGACCGAGACCATCACCAACGTCATCTGCATCTCCCTCTTTAATAATCTTGATGCTTCCATTAATATCGTTGTCCTGATCCTGACGCGCTATTATACGAATTTCATCAGACTTGATTATGACATAGGGAGATTCGTCTACTGCCGCAACAGTTTCACCCGCAGTAGAATCATGGGCATCTGTAGCCAAAGGCA